AGTGTAAGCATAGTTTTACACCTTGGTTCGGTTGGCTTGTGGAAGAACAGTATCGCCTGCATTGCCGCAAGGCTTTGATACCTGCACATACCAAATCTAACCCAGTAACCGGAACTACTAAAGTTGCTGCCAAATACGAAGAATGTTTAGTGGCCCGTATTGGCAGTACTAGAAGCCCGGATCGTTGCGGGGAAGATGGACGCCATTGGCAACCTAAATATAAACACGGCCTTTTCAAACTTATAGCCAAAGGTTAATATGAAAAAGAAGCGCACCCAACCTCATACACTCTTGCTAGTTTGGGACTGCTTGGGTCTAGAGTACTCATGCAATCTCACTGACTTTGAAAAGGACATAATGTGGAGTGCGCTCAAGGGTACCCAACCCACAGTTCGCATACCCAATCTAAATATGTTGATACTCCGAGCTCAAGCCAATCCCCAGCGTAACTATGAGATATATACAGTACAGGTAGAGCCCGATGTGAGTCTTAAAGATATACAGGCTATGTTCAAAGACTCACCTCAGGACATAGTGGATCTAGTCAGAGCTAGAGGACATAGGCTCTACTCGGATAGACAATATGCAGGAGATCGAGTGATTCAATGAAAACCGTGATAATAACAGTGACAGTGTATACTGTAATATTAGTAAGTCTATTGGCCATTACTCCCGCACCACCAGAAGGGCGGTATTATGACTGTGGCTTGGCCGAGTTCCACCCGGACTTTCCCCAAGAAGTTAAGGAAGCGTGTCGCAAGCTACGGATTAAAACACCTGCTACACCGGGCCTAACAACATGAAAAAGATATACTATGAAAAGCAGGGCCGCAAGTACGTGCCCGTGAGTGAATACGACAGTGACTTTCTAGACAGCTACACAAAGGGTACACACTTAGTTATGAGCTATCCCGGAGGCAAGAGTACACGCTATAACATTGATCCTGCGTATGCTGCCATGATAGCCGCGGGGCGTGTGGCTGAGGATGCTATCTGCAAAGCTATCAACAAAGCTTCTGAGCTACGCCCCAAGCAGACTCCACTTACCCAGGGTCAACATCGAGCTTGGCGTAAGTTAGCCAAAGAGTTTGGGGATGAGCTGTGTACACTCAATGGACTGAGTGTACATGACTGTGCGGAAGCTGGGGTCAAGGCCATGATTGAACAAGCTGAGCAATTGCTTCAGAATCCCGCTGTGAAGAAAGCATATGACCGATTCTTGTTTATTGCAGAACTAACCAAAAAGAACCACAATGATTGAAGACCTACTCATAGCTGTGATAACCAATGCCATAGTTTTTTATGCGGGTTACCGCTGGGGTATGCACCAAGCTATTATACGTTTGTTGACTAACTGGCTCAATAATCCCGAGAACTTGAACAAGGCCTTTGAACAAATGACCAAACTACACAAAGATCTCAGGGATGAAAACCAAGATTACATTGATGTCACTGCGGAATGGCAAGGTGATATGGTCTACTTGTATCAAAAGGACTCACATGAGTTCTTGGCACAGGGCTCAAGTGTGGATCAAGCCATGGGTAAGATCACCCTCAAGAAGAATGTAGAGTATCGTGTCCTTGAAGAAATGGCAATAAAGCCCAAGTAAGTTAGCCATATTAGTTGCATAAGCACAACAGATCTGCTATAATTACAGCAATGCACAAAGAACTACAGAGTTCATAGCAGACAATAAAACAACAAGGAAACTATTATGTTTAATACAGAAACCAAGACTTTCAAACTTTTCAACGCCATGTACAAAGGCGACGCAGTAACAGCCAGCCAAGCTGTCAAGCGTTTTGGCATTAAGAACATCTCAGCTGAAGTCAGCAGAATTCGTCAAAGTGGCTATGCAGTCTACACCAACAAGCGAGTAGCTGGGAATGGTGTTAATGTTACTGAGTATGCAATTGGCAAGCCAAGCCGCAAGTTAGTTGCAGCCGGTTACCGCGCATTGGCTTTGGGCCTCTAAGCTCTAGCGTCAAACCAAAGCCCCTTAGGTGGGGCTTTTTCACGACTTAAAAGTAGTTGTAACTCAACCGTACTTTCTAATTCGAGGCCTTGGATAAACAGCTCCAGTAGCTGGTCTATCTTTAAATCTAACTGCCGGGGAAACAGCTCCACTAAGTGGACGCACTAATTGATAAAACAAATACCTATTGTATGAACTATCACCTAGAGATGTATTGTCGCCTGCACCGCCACCAGAAGTGCCAACTTGGTTTATTTTTGCTGTATATATTAGATGGGCCAATGCTTCAGCCTGTGTTATTCTAGGCTGTTGTTCTGCCACACAAGCCAAATAACCTGCAACTTGCGGACCCGACATACTAGTTCCCGAGATGGATCCTAACTTATAAGCAGAATCTCTAGGATCGTTTACCAGGGTAATACCAAATTCTGATGCGGCTGAAGAGTCATAGACACTCGATACAATGTGACTTCCAGGACCCCATATATTAACTCGTTTGCCGTAATTACTAAATCCGCTTTTATATTCCTGTGTCTCTGTGCCAATTGAACCAACACATATAACACCTGTGGCGGCTGCGGGACTGGATCCTTGCATATGATTCCAAGTAAATCCAGCAGTTAATGTGTTGTTCCAGTCTGCTATATCGGAAGTTGCACAATTCCAATAGCTGTTGCCTGCACTGGAAATTACTAAGATGCCGTCTGCTATTGCATCTTGAATATCTGCATCAACGCCAGCTGACCTGGCCGGTGGGCGATACAAATACGTGCTGGCCGGCACTGGGACTCCATTAGCTTCTAAAATTGTTTTTTTAGCTGCATTGGTGCCGGTTACAGAGGTAGTAACTCCTCTGTAAGTAACACTGGTAACTGAACTTAGTTGAATATCACCATAAGAATATCCCCAACTGTGGTTTGTAACTGTTGGATTACGTTTGCCCGTAGCAGTATTAATTGGCTTTAGTGCATGAAACGCTCTTATGTAGTCAAATATGTATACACTCCAGTCAGCAGATGGGCTGTATTCTCCAAGGTAGCTAAATTCCATATTATAAATGTTGGCATCCCGTGCCCACCCTTGAGTATTACCAGCTGCTGTTCCGGCCACGTGAGTTCCGTGATTGCTTGACATGTAGGAATAGTTATAAGGGCTCGGGGTAGTAATACCCAAATATGCACTGTGCTGGAACCAATTGTATTGATTTACCCTTGACCCGCCTGTGCCGTCGGGATTGAGTGCAAATTCAGGATGTGCAGGATTAATGTGGGCATCAACAATTATTACGTCAACATTCTTTCCAGAGCTGGTAGTGTTGATAGTTTGGGTTGTTTGTGTAAACGATCCGTCATATCCCCAGCCTGCTAGTGTGTTACCTGCTGTAACTCTATACAGTCCCCAATTTTTATCGTTAGTATCAATAATAGATGATTTTTCAAAATTTCCACTTTGTGTCCAATGTGATACTGGAACAATGCCCCGGAGGCTCGGTAATAATTCAACCGCCAGCACCCTGAGATCGTTGCGCAACTGGTTGGCTTCTTCTTCTGTTATGAGAAAATGTGTGTTCCTACTAATTTCTCTACGTTGTGGTACTTCAACTTGTCTGCTTGGAATGTATAGATCTCCGCCCGGAGTCTCCATATCATCAAGTAAGGATGTTGCATCATCCATTGTTTTTGCTGTAACAATATATTCTTGCATTTCAGACATTTATGCCTCCATTTTTACTAATGTTACAGTAACTGTAATTGATTGTGTTGATCCAGATTTATTTGTAATCTTAATAGGAATGTCAGTTAGGCCGGCAGAATTAAATCCCACTACAGCTGGACTAATAACAACGGTGTCTGCGCCAGTTGTTATTATTTCTGCGACTACACCTGCATTGGGCAACGGGTCAGTAGTTTCAGTTCTAGCGGAATCTGCAGTTCTAGCGGCACTGCTGGTATATAATACAATCCAAGCGGCTTGGCTAGTCTGAATACTGTATAAAAGGTACCCTTTAAATCCTACAATTGTAAATGTTCCACTAGTACCGTTGACTAACGACGTAGATGTTACTGATGCTGTTGATCTACTGTTTGTTGCGGCAGAGCTTATAACTCCACTACTAATAGTGATTGTTGAACCATCTACTTTAACACCGCCCAATACACTGGTACTTGCTGTGGGCAAACTATATGCTGCGGCCACAAGTTGACTACTACCATTTAACGTAATTGTACTGCCATCAATTTTCACCCCACCTAGTTGGCTAGTGCTAGCAGTTGGCAAAGTATAGCCGCCTGCGCCTGCGCCAGTATAATATAGTTGCCCACCTGCATTAAATGCTAAAGTTGAACCGTCTATTTTAATTCCACCTAATACACTTGTACTTGCTGTGGGCAAACTATATGCTGCGGCACTGATTGCACTGGTTACACTTGATGTAGTGGCGTATGAAGTTAATGTACTGGTAAGGCTTGTAGAAGTTACATAACTG